CTTTCTACCTCGGGGATTAGCAGTTCGGTAAACTGTCAATCTTGACCGAATAATTTTGGTCGCTCTAGGTAGAAGGGGAAATAACTCTCCTCTGAGTACCGTCGGCCGTAATGTAAACCTTACATTCGGGCGGCTTTAAAATCTATTGGCATATGCCGGTAGATCGTGCTTTCGCACAATTTCAGGGCACATGGTACCTTACCATGCATACTTGCCCTCGGAAGGGGGCATGCGATGGATGAATATACCACTTATACTACACCGGAACCTGTAGAATTCCACCCGAACTCTGTTCGGACGGACTACTTGATCCCTGGATTAGGTGATTGCAGTAACATGAATGGCTACGTAATAGCAGCCGCCATGCCTGCTCCTGCAGCGACTCAATACCGCTATCTCTCTAAGTCACATCAACATAATGTGTACTACGGAGAAAACGGGCGTACTCATAATCCGAACGGTCTCCCGTTCGCTATGACACGCTATGAAGTTCGCGACAGGACTACGACCAACTTGGAATATAGAAGGCCGTATCACACTCACCAGCAGCAGATACATACTCAGCGCGGTAATAACTACCGTCAACCTGGGTATTCCTGCGGCTTCCAGGCTCCTTTTACTTATACGTATGAGGAGTGGAATTTGAAGTATAATATGGTTTATAGTTATGTGAACGAGACGACTCCACCGACAGGGTTGAATACATATACCCTTTCGACGATCGACGAAGACCGCATAACTACCTGCCTATCTCAGCTTCAGGCTGATGTTACGCTTGCCGCTCTAACTCAATGGGATGCCCTTACGGACATCACAGAGATTAGAGAGGTGCCGGCGTTAGCATCGTCTATATGTTCGAAGGTCGCAGCGATCTTTCGGACGCTACGGTCTGGGAACCCCCGGGCTGTACTACAGCTGGCTTCCAACTTTGCACCAAAAGTACTTAAAAAGCATCCTAATAGAGCTTTTCGAGCACTTGGTGATCAATGGATGGAATATAGGTACGGCTTAATGCCGCTCATCTATAGTTACCGTGACTTATGCAAATCATTGCAGCGCGGTACAGTGGTTCGTGACCATAAGTATGCTGTTATTACTCCTGAGCCTACCGGGGTTAATCCCCCATCATCTGGCACTTTTTACACGGTCCAAACAACCGGGTATGTCAGAGTAGGTGTCTCGATAATACAGCGCTTTGCTCACGAAGCATTGGCGCAATTAGCAAGCATAGGATTCAACCCTTTCGTAACTGCTTGGGAAGAAATTCCTTTTAGTTTTGTAGCTGACTGGTTTGTCAATGTCGGTGAATACATAGCCGCAAAGACATCTTCGTCGTATGCCACTGAACTATATGCTTGTACTTCCCGTCGTGATTCTATCCAAACGACTACTATGAAGCATATGAATGCTGGTAGCGGAAACGTTACCATCAGCCGTGCCTGTAGTAATCCTTGGGTAGGGAATCTTCCTGCGGAACAGCCTCGGACCTATTCTAGGCCTGATGCCATGTACCCGGTCAAAATTGAACAGGTAGATGATTACGTAAGAGCTCCCTTTGACCTTCACGATGTTCCTTTACGATTCCACCCTAACGTCAATTGGCGTAGGGCTATTGATGGAACCGTATTATCTATAACCAATCTCCGCCGACTGTTAAGCTTATTCTCACCGAGAATATCCGCATCACCACGCAATCAGTATACGCGTGATGGTTCGGGTATCTCGATAAGTGATTTGCAAAACTTAGCGGGGACAAACCCTTGGTAAAGACAAACATATGTCAGTCACTTTGTCAGTGAAAAGTCTGGATAATACCGGCGTTACTTACGCCGATCCAGCAAAACCGGATATGACTATTCGGTTCCGATTCACCACCACCAGCAAGATGCTGAATGGTGTCCCGACACAGAACTACGCAACTGAGATTATCGCTAATGATGCGAATTCAGTTACCGTAGGAGGTGTGTCAGCTCTTGACGCAATTTCGGTTAGGCTCCGGATCTCCGGCAGCCTACCCTCTAAAACGCGCATCCGTCAGATCCTTACTTCCATGGCTGCCCAATTGGGCACATGGGATACGGAAAACGTAAATCAGGGCTTTAGGCCCACTACTGCTCCCATAATCACTTAATCCGCAGTTGGCTTCTCGCCAACGGGGCGGTACAGGTGATTTATGGCTAATGGAGAAGGATTTACATGGTCAAAGGTTCAATCAGAACTGTTAATGCCCGTCTTGCAAACCATTTCGCTAGGATTAGCGGGGTGGTTAGTCAAGAAGCTGAAGGCTTCGCAAACAAGCGAGCCCAAGCTAAATTCGAGCAACCAAATTCCGACCGAATCTCAGAGCGGCGACAAGTCGCCTGGGACCGGTGGATCGAAACGGACAGTAAAATCCCGTCCTGGGATTTATTAGACTCTAACTGGGCCGCAGCGCGACTTCTTGTGCATAAGTGGCTGACCGATTACAATCGTAGTCAGCTAACTTTCACAAATGGTTCTTCATTTGAACCATTGGGTCCAAACCTCAGTATAGCTTGTAAGCTAACTGGTGTTTGGACTGTCACGCGCGATTGCTTTGATCTCTTTGCCAAAATGGCATATCGGGATCATGCTTTCGTTTTTGCGTCGAAGAAGCGCTTTATAAGCTATTGCAAGAATCATAGATGGGACGTAAGGAACACGAACCGAAAACTATGGAGTCACTTTCGTGACCCATATGAATGTTTTAAGTTCAAATTGTTCTGTATCGTCAAATTTGTGAATGGTAATAGGTATAGTACTGTTCCTAAGAATAATCTTAAGGATCGCAGTATATGTCTAGAGCCGCTTTGCAATATGTTTGTCCAGCGGGCCATAGGATTAGGACTACGAATGTCTCTTAAGAGGCATTGTGGTGTAGATCTCAATAATCTTGCAGATGTGCACAGATTACGAATTAGTGACAGTCAAACTGCCACTATTGATCTATCTGATTGTAGTGATACGATCAGCTTGAAGTTGATTCGTTACTTATTACCCACTCGCGTTTATCGCGACATTGCTGCTAGTCGGTCAGACATGACCCTAGGTCTTGATGACAACTTTCACGTTGTCAATAAGGTCTCAAGCATGGGGAACGGTTTTACGTTCGACTTGATGAGTCTCATCTTACTTGCGCTCACTAGATCTTATGATCCAACTGCAACAGTCTTCGGTGATGACATTGTTTGTCACCGCCTTGCTGCTGCTCAGATCATATCCAGTTTGACAAGAGCGGATTTCCGGGTAAATGTTTCTAAAACGAACATTGACACTGGATTCCGTGAATCTTGCGGCGCAAATTTCCTAGATGGTTATGGTTATATCACCTCCTTCGATATGAAGTGGGTTGAGACGACTAATGACCTTATAGTAATCTTAAACAAGGTTGCTATTCTCGCAAGAGTCTATGGAGGCCACTGGACACAGCTTGACTGTGAGATTCGAAACTGCGTTCCCCCTGTTTTACTAGGGGCTGCGACACATTTGACTGTCGTGTGCAGGGACAAACCACCGTCATTTGACTTATCTAGCTTTGTTCGCTACGGTGCGCCATTACAGGTGCAACCAACGCGAGCACAGCTAAAAGCCATTCGGCGCTCTATGCAAGATTACCAATACACAGGCCGCGTTTCAATCGGCTTGTACAACAGTACATCTACTAGAGTAGGGCAATCTTCTTTAGAAGCTGGCGACTGGGACATGTTCTTACAGAACATCCATGCCTCTCGCAACATGAGAAGAGTTTCTGCCTTGTGTGAAAAGACATCCTTAATAGCAAGAGTAGGAGAGGACCGAATCGGACCTCTCGACGCTCTGCGGTCTAGAAATAGACTGTAGGATGCAGGGGTGATTAGCTTCTGCCGGTCCTGATGGACCACAAAAGCGCCCGAAAGGGCAGGATTCAATCCTGAATCACGGTGG